AAAATTTTTTCAGAGAATTTTTCAAAATAAATTATTTAGCACCACAAAAAAAGGAGGGGTATATTTTCCCAAAATTAAGCTAAGAATTAGCCGCTTCAGCGCGCTAAAGTTTTAGCGCGTTGAAGAAAAGTTTTTTTATGTTTTTTTAAAAAAGGGATTGACAAATTCCGGTTTATCGTTTATACTTTATATAGAAAAAAGGAAAGAGAGGTAAAGAGAAATGACTAAGATGGAAATGACAAAGAGAATTGAACAGTTAGAAAATCAGGCTTTCATGATTTACATGACAGACCACTGGACAAATGAAGATAGAAATCTTCTTTACAAAGTAGAAAAAGAAATAGAAGAACTTCAGAAGAAGTTAAACTAAAAGAAGTCGTAAGACTTCTTTTTTAATTGCTCCGCTTCATTGCATGAAGCGGAAAGATTGTATTGAAATAAAAACATAACAAATTGATAAAAAGGTATTGACATATGAGGCGGTTAATGGTAATATATAATCACAGAAGGGGAGAACAAAAGAAAGGAAACGGAACAATGAAGAAGACAACATACACACTGAATGTAAACTATCAGTTCAACGCAGAACACAAAGGCGCACCATATACATTTGATGGTGAACACTACATGAACGCAGGCGAGTTCAAAGAGGCAATCAGAAAGGCAGTCGCAGGACTTGAATGTAAGAAGGATGCAAACACACCGTTTGACAAAGGTAGTGATATAGAAGAATACAACACAAGCGTAAAGTCAAGTGGTGCAACAATCAGTCCAGTTAAAGGTGATACATTAGAAGGAATCATGACAGAGTACTTTGAAAGAGTACATTCAGACAATTGGGACTATGTAACATTAGTAGATGAAGAAGTTATCGTTTACAATATGAACGCAGAAGAATTCAATGAGTTTGTAAAAGAGTTTGGCAGAGTAAATAGCAGAAAGGTTGTAAGACTCATAAAAGAAAGTGGCAGAATGATTAGATGGTTAGAAGAAAGAATCGCATAAGCGATTCTTTTTTTAGATTGCGCCGCTTCAGGACGTTAATGCTTTAACGTGTTAAAGTAGAAAAGAATTGTATACAGTATACATAAAAAAAAATATTAAAAAGGTATTGACAAATAATCCGGTTTATGCTATTATATAATCACAAAAGGGGAAAGAAAGAAAGGAAGTAACAAATGAACACTAAACACTACACAAACGATAGAAGATTAAGAGAAGAAGTAATACAGAAAGTAATCGGAGAGGGACAAGAGTTTCAGACCTTTACAGTAGATAGAGGACATAAGAATGGTCCAGAACTTCACACCATTACTACAACAGGAATTATCATTATCAGAAATGCAAGAACAAAAAAGATTGTAACTAAACTAATAGCAAGACCAAATCAGATTAAAAGATACTTTAATCAAATCACAGAAGCAATTCAAAAAATCATAGATTTAGCTTTTCAACACACAAAACTCGGATATAATTTAATCTAAAAGAAATAAGTCAAAAGGCTTATTTCTTTTTAATAGGTAATGTATTGTATACAGTATACAGTATACATAGTAGTATATGTATATGCTTTAGTATGTTAAGGTGTTAATGTATTAGTGTATTGATGTGGTGTATACAGTATACATAGATAGTATATATGTTCCGCTTCATCACTTCACAGTGATGAAGCGAAAAGTAACACAGACGAACATACGTTCGATACAGGCGGGCGACCGCACTTTAGTGCGGTGAAGCGGTACAGTACTACAGTAAAAATATTAAAATATAAATTATAAAATAAAATTGTACTAAAATAAAAACATAAGTTTTTTCATAAAAGGTGTTGACATATTAGGCGGTTAGTGGTATATTATAATCACAGAAGGAGATAAGAAAAGAAAGGAAAGGTAAGTAAAATGATGACTAAGGCAATGATGATGAAAGTAGAAGAAGCAAAGAAGATGATGGCTTATGTAGCAGAACTCGGATACCTCAAGGACGGAAAGTTTTTCTGCCCATCAGAGTATGACCAGTATCGTTATCAGTGGGAAGAAGTAACTCCTTCTTGGTCTTCTCTCAAGAAGTACGCAGAGGAAATCGGACTTGTAGCAGAAGATGTACCGTTTGAATGGCACTCCGATGGCTCAATGCTTGCAGAACTTTGCGGAATGAAGGAAGGCGAAGTCTTCTATCACAAGATGTACTACTTCGCTTAAAAAGAACCAAAAAGGTTCTTTTTTTTTTTTTTTTTTTTGCTTATATTATTAATTTAAAGTATTAAAGTGTTTCTTTCCGCTTCAACACTTTAACGCAATAAAGTGGACGGCACCGGCCGCGCCACTTTAGTACGCTAAAGCATTGAAGGATTGTTTTTTTATGTTTTTTTAACCCAAACCGATTGACAGGGGTGTCCGGATGTGATATAGTATACTCACAGAGGGGAACCAAAAGAAAGGAGCAAAACAATGACTACATTCACACAGAGAACAACCGAACAACAGGACATCATCCGCAAGGCTTATGACTTTGAAATTGAAGCCATCGCAAATTGCGATTCTTCAAGAAATCCATGGTTTGATACCATCATGGCAATGCCCGATGGCGAAGAACTTTGGGAAGCCATCAACGTAGCCATCGAGATGGCTTGCGGTGATGAATAAGCCGAAAGGCTTATTTTTTTTGACATAAAAATTGGATCGGTTCACTTTAACACTTTACTACATAAAAGTAGACGGGCCGGGCGCATCCGCTTCATCACTTTACAACAGTGAAGTAGACGTCACCGGCGCCACGCGCTTTACCCAATTAAAGTTTTACCATACTAAAGTGCATACGCACGGACCGGCGCACTTTAACTAAGTAAAGTACTAAAGTAAACGAGGATCCGGGCCGCTTCAGCGCACTAAAGCGTAAAAGAATTGTTTTTTTATGTTTTTTTAAAAAAGGGGTTGACAAATGAGGCGGTCTATGTTATTATATAATCACAAAAGGGGAGAAAGAAAGGAGTCCACTATGACTACTAATTACTTTGAAGTTCGTGTTTCCAGCCGTTATTTCTACGTTCGTGTAGGCTCTTATGAGCATGGGGCGGAAGTCAAGGTCGCCCGTTGCGGTTACATCCGCTTCAATTGGGGTTCTGCCTCTTGGGGTTTTTAACCCCCTTTTTTTATTATCGTTTTTTTTAACGAACATATGTTCTTGCGGCCGGCCCTACCCGCTTCAACGAATTAAAGCAAAAAAGAATTGTTTTTTTATGTTTTTTCATAAAAAAGGTTGACAAATTATAATTAGTGTGGTATTATATATTCAAGATAAGGATAGAAAAAGAGAGTGGCGCGACACTCTCCGCGCGATACCCTCCCACCATGGCGCGTTCGGACAGAGGGCGGACACACTTCCGAGTGGGCGGAAGTGAGATGACACCGACGGGTGTCATCTTTTTTATAATTGGTTCCGCTTCATTACTTTATCAGATAAAAGTGGGAGCGACCGGGGCGACGCACTTTACTGATCTAAAGTGCCAAAGCAAAAAATTTTATTAAAAATTTTATTTTAGGGGTTGACAGATAAGGCGGTCTATGGTATACTTTAGTCAAGATAAGGGAAGGAGGTACCCACCATGAGAAAGGTATTAGTTGAAGGTAACGAGGTGTTCAGAGGCACTTACAAGCAGTGTGTAGCATACTGCAGAATGAATGGTTATATGGTCTATAATGGAGTATGTTGGGACTTCAGTTTCGCAGATGTAGCCATCGTATAAGAGGGATAAACTTCCCTCTTTTTTTATTGTAGTCGGCCAGATCGACTTCAGATCGGCCCGCTTCATCACTTTACTGTAATAAAGTGTACATCACCGGTCGCATCCGCTTCAACAAATTAAAGTGTTAAAGTGTAGTGTGTCGGGGCGGCGCGCTTTAGCACGCTAAAGTGTAAAAGTGGACTTCGTTGATCCACTTTCGCACACTAAAGTTAAAAAGAACAAAAGCGAATTGTCAGAATATTCATAATTATTTTAATAGTTTTATTTTTTAAGTTAGTCTTGACTAACTCGGTCGCTTGGGTGTATAATTGGTGTAGAGATAAGGAAAGGAAGGTATCACTATGAATATCGCACTCAAGACCAAAATGGTAGAATTTTACAATCACTATGCGTTTACGCATAACTATGTTTTTGGCTTCAGATTCAATGGAAATATTTGGCTGGTAAAGGTTACCAGTAAAATTTTGGAAAGGGTCCTCACGCTTGACAAGGCGAGCCGTGGCGCAGGTTATGCGCTTCGTTTCAAGCCGAATAGAGCTGTGAAGAGCTATCTTCTGAGCTGCGGAGCTGAGGTGCTGTGCTCCGAGAAGCTGTTTGACGAGCTGTGCGCAAGCTCCAAGTACAACAAGGGCGAAATTTTCGAGAAGCTCGTCACTGAGCTGAACGGACAGGAATGGGAAAAGGACAATGTACCATTCACCGATGACGGAGACCTGACCGTTGACGGAATCGCTTGGCAGATTAAATTTGAAAAGGCAACATTCATCAACGAAAAGCAGATGCTGAGAATGGGAGCGTAAGCTCCCACTCAATGTCGGTTGGAAGAAAATGGAAAGGCGGAGCTGTGAGATAATTTTTAAGGAGTTGTTGCGAGGAGCTGAGCGTGCCGCTTCAAAGGAGCTATCAAAAAATAATTTGACAAATTTGAAAAAATATGTTATAATAAATTTAGAAAAAATGAAAAAGAAATTTCTAAAAAGGGTTGACAAAGTAAAAAGTATGTGCTATAATAAAGAAAAAAAGAAAGTGAGGAAAGAAAAATGACAGTATCAAGAAAAGTAGAAAGAGAAATGTTAAGAGAGTTATTCCTAAACAAAATCAAAATGTATATGATTGATGATGAAGATGTTGATGAAGTTCTTCAAGTCAAGTCAAATGAAGTAGCAATTCCAGTAGTTGGTTGTGAGGGTAATGAAGATTTTATCGTCATTACTGTAAAAGTACCAACAGGAGCAAATAAGGGAATGGAACCTTATGACGGTTATTCTGAAGCCGAAGATTATCAGATGAAACTTGACGAAAAAGAACGTAAAGCAAAAGAAAAAGAAGAAAAAAAGAAAAAGAAAATTGCAAAAGACGAAGAAATTCGCAAAAAGAAAAAAGAAATTGCAGAGAAGGGCGCCGAATAGGCGTTCTTCTTTTTAGGCGAACATACGTTCGCGCGGACCGGGCGGCCGCACTTCAACGAGGTAAAGTGCGAAAGGATTGTACGATTAAAAAAACATAACTTTTTTAATTAAAATAGTTGACAAATTGAAAAAATAAGCGTATAATAAAGACAAGAAAAGAGGAAAGGAAACAAAAACAATGACTAAAGCAATTTACTTTGATATGGACGGAACAATCGCAAATCTGTATGGTGTAGATGGTTGGCTTGATATGCTTATCAATGAAGATACAACACCATACGCAAAGGCAACACCACTTGTTAGACTTTGCACACTTGCAAGAATTTTGAATAGACTTCAGAAAGATGGTTGGCACATTGGCGTAGTTAGTTGGCTTTCAAAAAATGGGAGCGAAAAATACAACAATGCCGTTACTGAAACAAAAATGGAATGGTTAGCAAATCATATGCCAAGTGTAAAATGGAATGAAATTAAAATTGTTGAATATGGTACACCGAAATCAACAGTTGTAAATGTAAATGGTGGTATTCTGTTTGACGATGAAGAAAAGAACAGAACAGAATGGAATGGTATTGCATACGATGTAAATAATATCATAGAAATATTGAAAAAAGTTGCATAAAGTACTTGACAAACAAAAGATTTTATGCTATATTATATACAAGATAAAGGAAAGAGAGGTAAATAAAAATGATGGATATGGTAATTAGATTTTGTGAGATAGCAATTATGGTAATATCAATAATATTTCTATCATGGGTTGGAGTTTCTTTTTTAGAAATCGTTACTCATAACATAGAAATGGAGAATTATGTCCTTTCAGATTGGAATTTCTTTGCAATATGGTTTGATGTGTAGTTGTTTTAGTTTCCTCCTTTGAAAAAGTTTCGCAAAATATTTGCGAAACTTTTTTCTTGCAAAATTTTCCCAAAATTAGCCGAATTTTCAGAAAATTCTGACTAAGATTGCGCCCGGGCCGCCCGAAATTGTCAGAAAATTCCGAATATTATTTTTTTAAATTTTTTATAAAAAAGGGTTGACTTTTTCTTAAAATTGGTGTATTATATAATTGTCAAGAGGAAAAGAATACGAGCACAAACGAGTTGACTTGTTTCTAAATTCTAAAATAAAAAATAAAAAAAGTTTAGAAAAACTCTTGACAAATCTTAAAAAATATGCTATAATAAATTAGAAAATAAAAAAGGAACAAAAAAATCTTCCGAAAATTTTCTAAAAAAAATCCTAAAAAGGTCTTGACAAACTAAAAAAAGTTTGATATAATAAAGACACAATAAAGAAAGGGAGACAGGAACTCCCAAAACTAATGAAAAAGGGTTGCGACCAAACGCAAGAAAGTAGGTAAAAAATGGAAAAGATGACTAAGAGAGAATTTTTTGAAGCAGTTATGGCACTTGAAAATGTAGACGCAGAACTGAAACTGTTCGCAGAGCAGGAAATTGAAAAGATGGACGAAAGAAACGCAAAGAGAAAGAACACTCCATCAAAGACAGCAATCGCCAATGAGCCAATTAAGGCAAAGATTGTAGAATTCGTTAGTGGTTGCGAAGAATCACAGATTGCAAGTGCAATCGCAGAACACGTTGAAATCTCAACGCAGAAAGCAAGTGCTCTTTGCAGACAGTTGGTAGAAGTTGGCACTCTCGTTGCAGAGGAAGTCAAAGTAAAGGGTAAGGGAAAGGTTAAGGGTTACTCACTTGCGTGAGTAACCACACCATAGAAATCTAAAAGAAGAAGTCCATATGCGAACCCTTTTAGATGTTAAAGGAACAGACGAAAGTCTGTTCTTTTTTTATTTCCATCGCGAACATATGTTCGCGCCCGGCCGCAATGTACGTAAAAAAATACATAAAAAGGTATTGACAAATGCTTTTTTCTATGGTATTATATATACAAGATAAAGAAAGGAGAACAAAACAATGAATAAGGAGTTAGTAAGAACAATAATCGCAATTATTATAGTAATGGCTTTTGCTTTTGGTAATATGAGTATTGCCAACGCATCAACAAAAAGTGATTTATCACTTGCAAAGTCATGGGCAAAATCTCATTACAACACAACAATTAAAGTTGTTAATGAGTACAAAGTACCATCTAATAGAAATGGCATTTGTTATATTGAAAAGGTACAGACTAAATCAAAAGGTGGATACAATGGATGCACTATTAAAGGTAATTATTCTTTAAAGTATCCAAAGAAAGTTAAAAAGGGAAAGAAAGTAACAGTTTATCTGATTTACAACCCAAATAGTAATTATAGTGATGATATTGTCGCAATGGTATGCTTAGGAAAGGTTAAATAGTTAGCCTTTCCTAACTCACTTGCGCCCGGGCCGCACTTTCACACAGTAAAGCATAAAAGAATTGTTTTTTTTATGTTTTTTTGAATAAAAGGTGTTGACAAATGCGTTTTCATGGCTTATAATATAGATACAAAGAAGAAAGAGAGGTAAACAAAATGACAGCAATTATCACAACAACACTATTTTGGCAGTTTGTTATTCTTAACTTTATAAATGTACTGATTAATACTGCAAGGTCTTTAACTACTGTAAAAGGTGGTAAGTGGATTGCATCACTAATGAACGCGCTTTGCTATGGTTACTATACAGTTATCATTGTAATTACGGCAACATACGAAATTCCACTTACATTAAAAATTATTGCCGTTGCAATTGTTAATTTTATAGGCGTATTCACAATTAAGTTTTGCGAAGAAAAATTGCAGAAAGAAAAAATGTGGATATATAACGCAACAGCAAAAGTATGTAACAATGATTTGTTAAAGGTAGTAACACTTCTAAAGAATGCAGATATTAAACTTGTATATACTTGCCTTGTTGAAAATGAATTATATACACTGACAATTTTTGCCAACAACTCAAAGGAAAGCGAAATGGTAAAGTCCATATTGGAAAATTATAACATCAAGTATTATGCAGTAGAAACAAAGGAAATAAATGAAAATTAACTTACCTCCTTTTCTCTATATATAGAATGGTTTACATAATGTAAGCCATTCTTTTTTATGTAAACAACGAACATACGTTCGCGCGGGCGCCCGGGTCGTTCCGCTTCAACGCACTAAAGTATAAAAGAATTGTTTTATTATGTTTTTATTAAAAAAGTATTGACAAAACAATAAAATTAGTGTATTATATAATCAAGAAAAGGAAAGGAGAAAAGAAAATGAATATTTATTCCCATATTGATTACACACTTCTCAAGCCAACGGCAACATATAATGACATTTGGAATCTTTGTGAAGAAGCAAAAGAAAAAGGTTGCGCATCAGTATGTATTCCATCGCATTTTGTACCATTCGTTTATAAGTTTTTCCCAACGCTTACAATTTGTACTGTAGTAGGTTTTCCTTTGGGTAATATTTCTACTGAAATAAAAGTTGCAGAAGCAAAATGGGCAATCGCTAATGGTGCAAATGAAATTGATATGGTTATTAATATTTCTGATATGAAAAATGGCAACTATGAATCCGTTGAAGATGATATTTGCGAAGTGATATATGCGATTGAAGAAATTGGTAGTCGTCTCGCTGAAGAAGTAATATTAAAAGTAATAATTGAAACTTGTTATCTTACAGAAAAAGAAATCGCAATCGCAACGAGAATTGTCGATGAAAATGGTGCAGACTATGTAAAGACTTCCACAGGATTTGGTACTCGTGGTGCATCGTTTGAAGATATTAAGATTATGAAAGCAAATATTCATAATGGTACAAAAATTAAGGCATCAGGTGGTATTCGTACCAAAGAAGAAATGGAAAAGTATATTGCTCTTGGTTGTGATAGAATTGGTGCAAGCAAGTTGCCATAAGGGTTGATTATGTCAACCCTTTGGCCCGGGCGACCGCACTTTAGCACATTAAAGTACTAAAGTAATGTATACAATATACATTCACTAAAAGTGTTGACTTTTTACCGAATTTTTGTTATTATATAATTGCCAAAGGGAAAGGAAAACAAATAAACTTCCCAAAAGCAAATAAAAAAATTAAAAAAAATATAAAAAAGGTCTTGACAGACACCACAAAGTCTGATATAATAAAGACAAGATAAAGGTAAACACAAAGTAAAAAAAGAAAGGTTAAAAAGGTGTTCACTATGACAAGAAGAGAAATGTTTGAAGCAATCGTTAACGGAAACGTAACAGAAGAAGTTATCGCAATGGCACAGAATGAAATCGTTAAGATGGACGAACGCAACGCCAAGAGAAAGAACACTCCTTCTAAGACAGCACTTGCTAACGAGCCAATCAAGGCACAGATTATGGAAGTTCTTACCAATGAGCCAATGACGGCATCAGAGGTTGCCGAAAAGGTTGAAATCTCAACTCAGAAGGCATCAGCACTTCTCAGACAGATTGAAGGACTTACCATTACTGAGGTAAAGGTAAAGGGTAAGGGAAAGGTAAAGGGTTACGCTATCGCATAGCGTAACCACCACCCTAAAAGGTTGACTTAGTCAACCTTTTTTTATTTACATAGACGAACATATGTTCGCGGCCGGTACGGCCCGGGCGCCACTTTCGTCTGCTAAAGCGTAAAAGTGTTCAATGTTTCACGTGAAACAATAAAAAAATTTTTTATTTTTTTCATTTTAGGGGTTGACAAATGCGTTAAAAAGGAGTATTATATACTTGTAAGATATAGAGAAACAAAGAAAGGAAATCACAATGACAGACAAAATTGACAGAAGAAAAAATTATCATGTAGTGTTTGACACAGAAACAACAAATGGTTTTGATGACCCATTCGTATATGATTGTGGCTTTGCAGTAGTAGATAAAAAAGGCAACGTATATGAAAAATTTTCTTTCGTAAATTCTGATGTATTCTGCAAGATGAAGGACTTAATGAAAAGTGCATATTATGCAGATAAAATTCCTCAGTATTGGGAACAGATTAAAAGTGGCGAAAGAAAAATTGCTAACTATTACACAATTAGAAAGACTTTGCATGATGTATGCGAAAAATATAATGTTAAATCAATCATGGCACATAATATGCGTTTTGACTACAACGCAACAACAACAACACAAAGATGGTTGACAAAATCAAAATATCGTTGGTTTATGCCTTATGGGATAGAATTATGGGATACCTTAAAAATGGCACAAGATACTATTTGCAAACAGAAATCATATATAAAATGGTGCAACGAAAATGGTTACTTAACAAAGAATGGTAGACCACAAGCAACAGCCGAAATTCTTTATAAATACATTTCAGGCGATGAAGATTTTACAGAATCACATACAGGACTTGAAGATGTAATGATAGAGAAAGAAATATTTGCTCACTGTATGCGTCAGCATAAACCAATGAGAAAAAAATGTTTCGCATAGGGGTTGACAAACTCAACCCCTTATGGTATAATAAAGAAAAAAGAAAGGAGAAAACAAAATGAATTATGCAATTGCATTATTAAATGACTTTTTAAAAGAAGTAATAAAAAATAATACCTATTGCAAAACTTGTGAATTAAATCATAATGGAATTTGTTTTTTTGCTTTTGAGTGTGTTGCTAATGATTTCGTACATTATATGGATAACGGAATGGAAGAATAAAAGAAAGGAGAAAATAAAATGATAATTTTAGAAGTAATGGCAGGATTAACTCTTCTCGCAATCTCATATGTCGCAGAACAGTTGTTCGACGAGCCAAACGAGTGACGAACACTCGTTCGCGGCCCGGGCATCGCGCACTTCACTCATCTAAAGTACTAAAGTGGAGTTGGCCCGGGCGCCGCATCGCCTATTAACGATATACAATGCATGCTCCCATGCTCCCATGTATACAAAAAACATTTCAATACACTATTGACTTTTTCTGATTTTAGGCGTATAATTACTATAGAAAATAAGAAAGGAGGTACTGACTATGGCAGTATCAAGAAAAGTTGAACGTGAATTAATCCGTAATGAGTTCCTTGCTCTCGTGAGCGATTTTCTCGCCACTCATGGCGAAGAGGTCTTGCGTGTCAAGTCCAATGAAATCGCAATTCCCGTTGTGGGTTGCGAAGACAATGAAGATTTCCTCGTTGTGACTTTCAAAGTGCCTACTGGTGCAAACAAAGGTCTTGAGCCTTACGACGGATATGCAGAGGCAGAGTCTTACGAACTCAAACTCAAGGAGAAATCCGAAAAGGCAAAAGCCAATGCCGAGAAAAAGGCAAAGAAAATGGCACGTGATGCAGAGGTACGTGCGAAGAAAAAGGCAATTGCCGAAAAGGGCAATGCGTAAAAGTTGGGAGCATCCAATGTGATGCTCCCACTTTTTTTACTCACACGAATCGTAAATCGTAATTAGACGATGCGTGCTCCCGGCCCGGGTCCGCGCACTTTACCACATTAAATTGATGAAGTCGACGCGCCCGGGTCATTCCACTTCACCATAGTAAAGTATTAAAGTAGAAGTTGCCCGGACAATGCGAACATATGTTCGTTTCTGTTTCGCCAACTATTCCGATAACTAATTTTTAGGGAAGAGTTGCTACTACATACACTATATAGTTGTAGAAATTTATTTGGCATACTATATATAATATATTTTTTCTTCTTCAACTCTTCCGATAATTAATTTTCTCGGAGTAGTACATTCCAAAAAAGAACATATGTTCTTTGTATACAGTATACGAACGTATGTTCGCGAACATATGTTCGTCTTTACACACGCACACACAAGCCGTCATGCGCCAACCATTGCAAATTATAAGAAGCTGCGGAAAAGCTACGTTTGGGGCTTCACCGAGCAGCTGCGATGCATTTTAAAATGCGGCAAAAGGAGCTGCGTTTTATTTCCGCTTCAGAAAAGCTGCGTTTTTGTTTGTTTTTGCCGGGCTGCGCACGAAATTTGACAAAAAAATTCAAATTTTTTCAAAAAAAGCTACAAAAATTTAAAAAAATTAGTTGAAAATTTGACTTTTAAAGTCAAATTTTGGCGGCGCACGTCGAAACAAAAGCAAAGTAAAATTTGAAAAAGCAATAAAATTTCGCTATAATTATTATAGAAAGTGAGGGAAGAATAGTGAAAAGAGCTGTCGCCCTCGCGCAGGAAATAGAGAAATGAAATTTGAAAATCAAATAAATTTCTACTATAATATATATAGAAAGTGAGAGAGAAGTAACCTCTCATTAGATAAAAAATCTTAAATGTAACTGGCGCCCACAGCCACAGAGTGGGAGAAAGAAGGTCAAAATGACTAAGATTGAAGCTTACAAGGCAGTTATCGCTAACGAAATCACTGAGGAAGTTATCGCTAAGTTCGAAGAGCTGCTCGTAGCACACGAGAACGAAAACGAGAAGAGAAAGGCTCGCACCGCTGAGAAGAGAGCGGAGAAGCTGGAAGCCGAGAAGGTCCTGGAAGAGGGCATCCTGGCAGTCCTGAGCGACGAGCCGATGACCGCATCGGACATCTGCGGTGCCGTAGAAGGCATCAACACTCCGCAGAAGGCAACCGTCGTCGTTAAGAGACTGGTTGCGAACGGCCAGGCTTCTGTCCAGGAAGTCAAGGGCAAGAGCGGAAAGGTTAAGGGTTACACTCTGGTGTAGTTCGGATAACCCCGAATAGAAAAACAGGTCGAAAGACCTGTTTTTTATTGGAAACAATAATTTTTTGTGTGTTTTTAACAAAAAAGTAGATAAATTTTGTGCTTTTGAAATAAAAATTTGATTTTCTTGCGTGGTTGCGGCACCCACCTTTATAAGCTAATCGCCAAATTCGACGTACCTCTCAGATATCGTGACGTCCACATACGTAGGCCTGGCGACCTCCTGGACAACTGGCAACCCCAACTACTACGTATAACTTATACATTCTTACGTATATGATTGCCCTCACTCGATTGCCCTTTGGCGCACCTCGCACACTAAAGCTACAATTCGTATACGTTTTACGAAAGCTGTGCCCGAGCCATTTAGAGCTACATTTAGTATACGTATTCGTATACGTTTTACTTAGTCGGCTATTTATTTATTTATTTATTATATTCTATTTTACTTCAATTCTATTTCTATAGCTATACCCCATCCACTTATATACAATTCTAATTCTATATGTCTTATACTTTCTTTCCTCTCCATTAATAACAATTGTGCCCTCTCTGTCTCCTCGCTTAACCTTACACCACATTTGTACACCTCCACTTCATACTACTTTACGTATAAGTATATGTATTATAATATGTATACGTCTTTCGTATTAAATCCGCCCTGCGCTGCGGCAGCCCAGCCTTCGGCTGCCAGCCTTGCTTGGTGCGGCCAGCATAATGCTGGACCGTAGCCTCGGTTAGCTTCGCTAACACGAGTCTGACCTTTTTTTGGATTGGTTTGTTTTTATTTTATTGAGTTATTACGTATAAGTATATATATTAATATATGTATACGTAATACGTATAAATATATGTATAAGTTTATCTCTTTTGATTATAAGTAAATTTAATTTAAAGTTTCTACTAATTTTTTCAGACGTAAAATTCCTGGAAAATTTTTGGGAAATTTCTGGAAAAAATTTCTGGAAAATTTTTAGAAAATTTTTCGACCTACAATTTTTCTAGAAAATAATTAGCCCATAATTTTTTGGAAAATTTTTTGGAAAATATTTCTTCCCAAAATTCTTGGAAAATTTTTCGTAGAGTGCGGCCGCCCGAAAATAAAGCGTCATAGAAAATCCCAAAAAGTTTTTGGAAAATTTTTCGCAATAAAAAAGAGGAAGCGTTTTGCTTCCCCTTGAGATTTTCCCAAAATTTTTCTACTTAATAATGCAACGATTGAGATAGGTAGTCTTTACATTCCCATAAACCTTATGGTCTTTAACTGTACCGCTAAGTGTATACTCTGCGCCCTCTTCAAGGTCTTTGTGAACCTCAGTAAACCAGGAGAGCTGCGCGCCTTCATAGTTGAAGCGATAAACCTGAGCTGTACCATACTGTCCTTCAAAAGTTATTACCTTATCAAAGATAACAGTTATATTTCTAAGTCTTTCACCTATTTCACCAACGTATTCTCCAAGAGTATGTGAGGAGAATATGTCCTCAAGGAATTTATTTCCTTCTTCAGTGCGCCACATATCAAGTGCATCTGCGTTCCAATTGTAGACATCTGACCAGTGAATCTTTTCGATATAACAATCTTCTGGCACTTCTATTGCGGCGGGTCCATGCCACTTAAGTTCCTGGGAAAATTTACAACCAGCTTCTTTGAGCATATCTTTGATTGGATATGTATTCCCGTAAATCAAATAGGTTTCTTCGTTCTCGTTGAAGCCATTGCGCTCAAGCCATCTTGTAAAAGCTTTAGTTTTTCTTTCTTTGACGCGCGCCTGCATTGTTTCTTCTGCTTTAGCTTTTCTATTTGCCTTTGCTTTCTGCGCCGAGCGGTATTCACCTTCAGTATAAAGGCGAACAGTTTTGCGAATCTTACCTTCGCCTCCGCACTTAAGACATACACCACCATAAGCTGGATGCGGCACTGGGTGTCCGTTCTCTACTCTACAAGCGAAAACTCCTGTGCCTCCGCATCTATCGCAAGTTCCTTCAACGACAGTATAGAGTCTACCATTCTTCTTGATAGGCTCTCCGATTCTTTCCATATTCTTGTATGTGTCTGCTACATAATAATTCATATTGATACCTTTCCTTTCTTATTTTCTATATATATTATATAAAAATTTTTAGAAAAAATCAAAATATTTTTACCATAGGTCTTCACTAAATAACACATCAATATATGGACCCTCTGGTTCCTCTGTTAGTTGCCCACAAAGATATGCATGCTTTGCCGCAGCCCGTCGGTCTAAAAAAGAGCCATCATCTTTAAGGAAGCCTTCTTCAATTATTTTTATATCATCTATCCCCAAAGTTTTTAAAATATATTCGCCATCTTTATGACGATGAAGCGGAAGTATAATTACCCCACCAGTATCATCACAAGGATAAAGATGATATTTAATTGCTGCGCTAACTATCATTATCTTTCCTCTCTTTAATAATGTTTCAAATTTTCTCTTTTATTCTTTATATTATTATTATATAATAATTTTATAAAAAAATCAAAATATTTTTAGAAAATTTTTTACAATAAAAAAGAGAATGGTTTTATTCATTCTCTATTTATTCCTATTATTCTCTAACCACGAGAGGAGAATTGTCTTAGCCTCTTCTCTTGTAATATATTTATCACAATCTTCCTGACACTCACGAATGACACGATACCAACCATTTTCGTCTTTGCAATGGTCACACAAGTGAAGTATTGCGCCCATATCATTAGTTTCATCTAGCCAAAAACAATCTCTTTTAAAACCGCTATAATCCATATAACCTCCTATGGCAGCTTTAAACGCCATTGTTCCATCATTTTATATTCATTAATTAAATGTCTTAAATAATCTGGTATCTTATCAGCTGCAATATAACGAGGACAAACTATATCTAATGAACAAGGTACTATTTCTTCTGGATTAAAAGTACAATAATATCCTTCTTCAGTAGTATCTATTTTGTCAACTAAATAATCACACCAATAACAATTAGAATTATCCATCACTCTTCCTCATTAAGAAAACTTACTTCTATTTCTGCTTTCATACAATCGTTAATTCTTTCGACGAGTGCGGCCGAGCTAATTAGTTCTGTTTTACTAACGCAATAAGATATATCAAAGTCATCTTCTAATATGCCACACTCTTTGCAATCTCTAAATACACCATCAAAGAAGCAAACATGATAAGCTGAATCAGATTGATAACTTATCAACCAACCTTTATTACACTTATCATATATTTGCTTTAAATATTTTTGGTGTGCCAATGGTTGCTTAAAAATAATTTTATTGTATTGTTCTATATATTTCTCTGTTATTCTGCGCGCCATTGAAAACTCCTACCATATTACTTCTTTACTAAGACTATCTTTGACGTCAAAGAATAATTCTTCATCTTCACCAGACTTAAAAATTAACATATTGTCTGGACCAAAAGCCTCTATATCAATTGACTCTATGGCTTCCTCGCCATACCATCCAGAGATTTGCTCTATTGCATCTGTAAATTTTTCAGCACATACAAAAAGATGCTGCAAATCGTCCTTTTCTTTATACTCACAATAAAACCTAACATCAGCTGCAAATAACATATATCCCTCCTTAATATCAAGATTAATTTTTATTTCAATAACCATAAGATATTTTTAATAACTTACAATAAGCCTTATGTCTTCTCCATCTTCAAAAGCTTGTTGTACTTCTTCATTTGCATCAAACCAATTAAGAACAGTTTGAAGTTCCCAATCAAAGCCAAGAGTATATCCTGAATCATTATTTACTGCATCGTCATACCAATCCTCAAGCTCATTATATAACTTATCAAATACATCGTCCCACTCTTTGACGGTATCAGATTTTGATATAAAATCTTCCACTTTATATCTAAAAGCTGAGTCATTAAGCTTTTCAAGAGAATCAATAAATTCATTCCAATCAGCTTTAGTTACTTTATAATACCAATCTCCTTCGAGAGCTTGACATCTTCTTCGGAAAAAATCTGCAATTGACCAAGTTTTTCTGCCATAAGCAAGCTCCGCTGCCTGTTCTTCTTCCCAAGTCATATCATCTTTTGTATGTTTGTAAAGAATTAAGTCAAGTCCCATTTTACATCTCCTTCCATGGAATTTCAGCTACATCATCATCTTTAGCAAATAACTTATCAATATAATTTATACAGAATTCTTTTCCCGCAAATCTCATTTCTTTTGGAGAAGCATTATAAAGTACAGTGTAAGGACTATACAAGTTATTTACTACACAATCATAAACCATATCTTTAGCTTCTTCTAAAGTATAATTTATTTCTTCACCATCAAGATAAGAATTATAAAGACCACCTATTTCATAATTAAAGGCTCCTTTAATATTTCTCGCAGCTATTTTTTCATGTCCTGTCATATCGCTAAGTACCCCTCTTTCTCAGCTCTTTCAAAATCTTCTTCTGATGGACATTCATCAGAGTTACAACACTCTACTACTTCACCATAATACCATATTGCCCATGCACAATTTTCACAACACATAATAACACCTTCCTTTCTTATTTTTCTATATATAGTATAACAAAATTTTGAAAAAAATTCAAGTTATAAAAACTAAAGGCTTAATACTTTAAGCCTTTAAATATTTTTCTCGTAACCTATCAATTATTTTTTTAGTTTCTAAAGGTTCATTGTGATATATAGATTCTAATTGTCTAAAACCTTCACGCAAAGTAAGTTCTTTATCCTTATCGAAGAATCTAATCCTACCTTTATCTTCAATTACTATCATAAACTATTTATTCTCCTTTAATAAGTGGACAAAGCTCCGTATTTCTTAAATAGCTCATAGTATAAACTCCTGGACCTGGTTGATTATAAGTGTGTCTAAAACAATCTATATTATCACACGTATCACTATCACCACACCAGCATATATCCTCATCAATCCAAGTATGCCAATTCTTATTGCGTGGTCTGTCCTTCTGTGTTTGATAAGTGCCTGTTTTAAAACAAGCTCTTTGTATACCACGCGTTTTTCTCAATATATCTTTTCCTTTAATTGTGCCTATTGTTTCTTTCTTACCTTTCATTCTATTCACCATATAAAGCATTTAATAACTGCTTATCAAACATCTTAACTATTACTGGGTTATGATTGCAAAAGTCTACTGCATCAGCTGTAGCTTCCATCTCCTCTGGACAAGTAAAATACTGCATAAAAGCTTCTTCTGTTTCTTCATCTTGCATATAAAGATTCTCTTTAAGCAGTTCGCTTGCTGCGATTTCATCTGGGTCAAGAAAATCTAAAGTATTATGGTGTCCAAGCTCATGTAAAAAACTTAAAGTTTCTACACTTACTTCTACCTCAAGACCTAAAGTCTTACAATACTTCATGAATATCTCATCAGCCTTTGGATTAGTAAGACCACCAAGAGTAATTTCTCCGTACTCTGCGCCGATGGTATAATAACTATCAGAAACCGATATGAAATTTGCTTTTACATCGGTATAACCCTGAATCTGTAAAAAGTTATTTAATATATTTGATATTTTCTGTTCATTAAAAGCCATTAGTTTTCTTTCCTTTCTTATTTTCTAATTTATTATACTAAAAATTTTTTAAAAAATCAAATTTAAAAGAGATAGATTACTCTATCTCTTCCCATAATTCATAATCCATTTCTTCAATACGACGCAAATCACTTATTGGTGGATTAAAAGACGGACAATAATTCTTGCATACTTGTCGTCTTCTCCCTTTATTCTTAGTTTTAACAGAACATATAGGACAGCTACAATGAATCTTATTTTTACTGTATTGATGAAGATTATTATACCATCCCCACATATCATCTGGTAAAGAATAATAAACCTCATGTGCAATTTTTCTTTTGCGAATAGCTTTCTTCCAATCAGTTTTACGTCTTTTAAAACGCTTCTTATCTTTTTCTAAAAAGTCTTTAATTTCTTTTTCTCCAAGATATTCTTCACATTCCATATCAATGAAATCATTCTCGTCAAAAGTTATCATATAACCTCCACTTGGATATTACACATAACATATTCAATTACAGCTTCAATGAATTCGGCTTCACTCATATCGCCCTGGTCGAATTCAGTTACGATTTCATCATTGTCTAAGATGATTTTTACTTCTCTGTATTTTTCTTCCATTGGTTTAAATCCTTTCTATTTTATTTTATAATTTATTATATCAAAATTTTGAAATTTTTTCAAATTAAAAAAATCTAAAATTTTCTGCACCATTTGCTCCTAAAATAGCTGACATATTAAAAGATGTATGAATTTTTGTATCAATAAGAAAACCTTCATAAGATGAACGATTTAATTCTGTCGCGCTACCTTCTATATATTGATTGTCTCTCCAATATTTTACAAATTCAGGCGGATCACCAGCTAAAAAATCTGCATCTCCCATGTTTGGTTTTTGAAAGCCAGTAATTGAAAACTTAGGATTGGATATTTTTACTTCATTTCTAATTGTATTTATAATAGTAGAAGCTGGAACTATCATGGTACCTTGTACTAAATAAAAAGTGTTTGTATTATCAGGGTCTAATTTATCACCTACATTTAAATTCATACCTTGCCAAAAATAAGTTTCTAAATATTTTTTTAGAAATTTATCTATTGTACCTGTACCAGTTCCTGCCATAGAAGCAATATCTTTATTAAATTGTGCATTTACTACAGTATCTGTAAAACCACTTCCTATGTTTGGGGCAATTAATCCTAAATCTGTATTAATTTCAATATGTGACATCATTGAATCAGAATAATTTTTAACTTGTATTCCCGCTACTAATTGACCTATCTGATCTCCTCCTCCTAATTCAATTATTATTTGATAATCTGCACGAGGTTGACCACGTTTTCCGCCACCTATACCACCTATAATTCTCCCTAATTTTGGATTTGTTACTGCACATGCAATTTGCATATATTCAAATATAATATCTGCTTGAAATTCTCCCAAAACACCTTTTAGTCCAGCTGATAAATTATTACCAACCAAAAGAGAACTGACAAAACTTTCTATTGTACCGGCATTTTTTTTCCATGCTCTTTGAAAAGCTTCATATAATATATCATGCCCCTCTATAACACAACTTCCATTATTTAATAATTTTACTAAAAATTTATAAAATCTGCCATAAATTCGTTTTAAGCTAGCCATAGTTTCATTTCTTGTAGAAGGGTCATTAAGTTTTGCCATTATATTAGAAGGCTTTTCAGTCATAAGAGGATAGTCAACCGCAATTTGTATTGGCTCTTGTAGTGATTCTGAAGTAGTAGCTTCATTATTATTACTTATTTTTAATTTAACTCCAGTAGTCCCAAATTCTTTTATTATCGATTGGCCAGCTTCAACAAGTGTTTCTTCTAATTCATCATGAAACCATTGCTTTAAAGCAACAGTACTTGAATTTTTTGTAAAAGTTCCTGGATTTGTTTTTGTAAGTTTTTTTATATCAGGACTATTTCTAATTTTAGTTGCTAAAAATTTGGCATCAGTAATACCACCATCAACATTTAAATACATATCTCCACCAATATAAGTTACATTGGCGCTGTTTAAATTAGATAATGGAAGTGTTACAGCATCTTTTTCTACAATTATTTCATATGTTAATTTTTGTGATAATATTGTGTTTTCTGAATCTAACAAACTAGCTAAATTTAAATTACCTAATTGAGCAATACGTTTACCATCTTGTGAAGCCCCATTAAATAATTCCCTAAGCTTAGCCATAAATCCCTCAAAAGAAGTTATACCATTAAAAAATTGATTATAAAATCTTAACTCTTGTTCTAAAGCATAATCATAAGCAGCATTAAAACTTGCCGTTATATTTGTTTCTTTATTATAACTAGCTCTTTCTTCACTACCCTTTAAATAACTTCCACTAAATTTTGAACTATCCGTATGTAACACTCGTGACAATCCCATAACTTCCTCCAAAAAAAAGAGGGCGAATCCTACCGACCGCCCAAGAGATATATATAAAAGCCACCTCTCTTAACGAGGGACTATTTTTAATTGTTATTTATAAGTAACTTTTCATTTTTTCTACTTCACAAAATTAATGCTAAGCAAAGACGCCTTTCCAATGGACCGGCGACTTCACTTTGTTAGACTTATATCACTCAACCGAAGGTGAGTAATTTGTAAATAAATATGAACCACCGCAGAATCTCTACGAACTCTGCGGCAGCCCGTTTGAAAGGAGGTGTACCATGACATCTAAGAATCATAGTATTTTGGCGCCACATCTTGGACTCGAACCAAGGACCTAACGGTTAACAGCCGTTTGCTCTACCAACTGAGCTAATGAGGCATGATGGCATATTTTCCCCATATGCCAGAAGGGTCTCCTGTATACGGCAGGGACACCGCTGCTGATTTGCCCTCAGCAGTAAGAGCGTACATAAGAACGGAAATCTAAGATTCTCCGTGAACTCCATCTACGCTCGGCAGAGGAGTGAACAAATGGCTCGTTGATTTGTGCATTATTAAGAGGCCCAACGAGAACTAATTATCATAACCACGGTGGTTATCCACTAGACCATTATGAAACAATTCGTAAATTGTCTACTGTGCTACATGGGACACTTCTATGAGAGGTGTGTAAGGTTCTGTTTGGCTGGGGTGGCAGGATTTGAACCTACGAATACAGCAGTCAAAGTGCTGTGTCTTACCACTTGACGACACCCCATTGATAAAGAGTGCAGAGTTCTCACCCATACACTCAATGGAATTAATGACTTAGGTAAGCGTTCACATCTGCAGGATTCGAACCTTTCTTCCGCCTTTCGGCAGTGTGCTACCATTACACCACTCGATGTTACTAACATACCATATCATCAATTTTTAAAAAGGTTGGGGTTTTTAATGAGGTCCCAACTGCGCGTCGACTGCACACCTCAATTAACTTTTCTTTCTATAACTTCAAGCTCGTTCTACGGATCTCTTTACCTCTTTCCGAAATTTGCGAGGGTAGCTACTCCCTCATTGATATTGTTGTATCGACTCCGTTCACTTGGGAGAGTCGACCTGTTGCTCCAGGCGGCTATCTCATAGGCATTGTTCTAGAACTACCTATGTGGAATTGTTATAGATTTTTTTTGATTTAATTGTTATTCCTCTTTTATTCCCTTATAAAAGGTTCATAGCTGGGTCGTAGTTTACTCTGCGACTTTCTTTCCTGGTGGCGGGAGTGAGATTCGAACTCACGACTTCAAGGTTATGAGCCTTGATTGCTACCACTGCATCATCCCGCATCATCTGCGACGTTTCAGCATGCCCCGTCAAAGCAGTAGAGTTTTTTCATCGCAATTGCGTAATCTACCAACGCTATTTAAGTAGGGAAGAGTTGTGGATTAAGGTCCACCTCTTGCTTCGGGTATTCATTATGGACAGGTACTGTGGTCCCATAGAGATGAGAGAGAGCGTCCTAACCACTCCGAGTCGCTACATCTGGCGCCCAATCAATTGTCAGATTCAATTACCACAGATTCATGCTGCGTATACCTACTAGTCCGCCAACCTACTTTGTTATGGTATCGAGTTTACTTTGCCTTCTTATATAGCGTTTGCCACTAAGCCACATATCACAGACCGCGTATTCTGTGCCGATGGTAGTTTAACCCGATGAAAATCCATGCTAACGCTTCGGCTGTTATACAGCCACCTTTGGTGTAAGGTAGTAGGGGTTCCAACTGAGGAAAGGCTACCTACTTTTTATTTTCCTCTTTTCACCTTACATATATATTATAGCAATAATTTATAAATTTTTCAAATTTCAATTTAATGGTTGACCGCCAAAGAGTTGAACTTTGTGTACGCGCTTATAAGGCGCGCCCTCAAAACCGTCGAGGACACGGTCAATATGGCACTCCCAGTAGGACTCGAACCCACACAAACGGTATTCGTAGTACCGCGCCCTTCCATTAGGCGATGGGAGCATATAATATGACTTTAACACTCCGGAATACCTCTAAGTGCTTTTCAGTTATCCTAGGTTCTGCGAGGATTACCCCTCCGAATTCCTCCCTAAAGTCATATGGTCGGAGGGGGTGGATTTGAACCACCGAAAGCTAAGCTAACGGATTTACAGTCCGCTCCCTTTGGCCACTCGGGAACCCTCCGATATATTTTGGTGACCCATCGGAGATTCGAACTCCGGACACCGTGATTAAAAGTCACGTGCTCTACCACCTGAGCTAATAGGTCATATATAGGTTTTCACGGCGCTAATCTTACTACGACCTATATAGAGCCTTTAGGTGCCGCGGCTCCGCATACGGTTTATTGGTAACGGCCGCTTAGTCCGTAATGCGGTCGGCTCACACTATTATTTAACGTCGCTAAGTGCCAGCTATTTAACGACAATTGGTGCGCCCGACTGGAATCGAACCAGCACGGCTCAATACCAACGGATTTTCTTACCACACTATGTTGCCATAGCCATCAAAAGATGTTGTAGTCTGGACTTTCTCTTCACCATGCGTTTCCGTTTAGGTGCGCGCCGTCAAGTCTCTACACGTTCCTCTATGAGGCTTCGCTCGGGATTGTCCCAGTAGGAGTTCCCCCGAATTTGACGCAATTCACATAGGAGTTTCCAACCTAAGTGCTCAAATTTTTGAACCCAAGTCCGTCGCGTCTGCCTATTCCGCCACGAGCGCATATGTTCGGCCCTCATTCAGCCAAAGAGCCTTATTTTTTCCTTTTAACGTCTAGAGCTGACTTGGACGATAAGAGAGGATAGCCGAGTAGCCACTACACTCCAGAATCCTTCGGACAGATTCTCTCTTTATGGGCATCCGCTGTTTTCCGTTTCCTCTCTATGTAAATGGCCGAGGGAGCAGGATTCGAACCCGCGGGGCTTACGCCACAATAGATTTCAAGTCTACGCCGTTATGACCAACTTCGGTATCCCTCGGTATGGAGCCTGAAGAGGGATTCGAACCCCCGACCTAGTGATTCATACCACTACAGTTTTCACTGCCATTAAAGTGTTTGTGGTCTGGACTTTCTCTTAGCCATAGATTAATCCTTAGGCTCTCCCTGTAAAGTCTCTACACACGACTATTTGTCTTGCTCGGGATTAGCATATAATGAATATTGTTTTCTGTCTTTTCTTCCTTTTCCTTTATTTGCGCCTTTATAAGTTGCAGTTAAAGAGTGACAATTAGGACACAAAACTATTAAATTATCTTCAGAATTGTTTTGATAATTACCATCAATATGTTCTATCTCTAAAGGAAGCGTGTCAGTATAGGGATTTATTTCTCCCCAACCACACCTTGCACATTTATAATTATACTTATCAAATAAATAACGCCTTAAATGCTCAGAAATACCATACTTTCCTCGCATACCAGTTTCTTGTCCATTTTTCCAACGAACAATCCATTGTTTATGTTCATATTCTTTTTGACAAGCATTAGAACAATATTTAGTTTGTTTTCCAGTTAATTCTTTTCCACAATTTAAACACTTCATTACTTAGCCTTCCCCGAATTAGGGGAGTTCTCACTTATAGGTTTCCCCATAAGGTTGCAATATTTTACAAATCACTTGCGCTACCAACTGTGCTATTCAGGCATATGGCGGGAAGGACAGGATTTGAACCTGCGCAGCGTTTCCGCCCTAACGGTTTAGCAAACCGTCCCCTTAAGCCTAACTTGGGTACCTTCCCGCACCACTATTATTTCTTTTTATTTACATTATTAATTATATCGTCATAATTAAAAGTTTTAAAATCAACTCCAAGCAAATAATTATAACAATCATTCGCAAGTTCCAAAACTGATTCATCATTAGCTGTATCAAGAATTAAATTCAGCATATTAAGAACTGTCGGTTTATAAACTCTATTATAAATTTCTATTGCTTCATTCCTTCCATGTCTGATACCAGCTTCATATGATGGAAGCCCTTCGTAAGACCTTCTTGCCATATTATTCTCCTTTCATTTCTTCTTCTATATTTTCTATATCAATAATACCATGTTTTGCCAATGCGTCTTCGGCGCCGAGCTGATAAGCCCAGGTATAAACTTGTCCAAGTCTACGCTTTTCATCTTCATAAAACTCTACAAGCTTATCCTTTCTACCAGCCTCATATCCTTTACAATATGAGTCACTGGCATTTTCGGAGTATCCCAACTCATATCCACGCTCATAAGCTTCATCAATAGCTTTTTTCATCGCTTTTGTCATGAACATTTTACTTCTCCAATCTACTTTCTTATATAACATTTTTCCCAATACTCAAGCCATAGCTCAAGAGTTGGATAACGCTCTTTAAAATAATTAGAAGCTATACCAAAGCCTTCGCTTTCATACCACTCAATAGCTTCTTCCCTACTCATGCGCCATTTATAATCACATATATCCCAGGTTTCCGTATACTTCTTATGCTGGATGCGGCCGAGCGTATCCTCATCACAAAGACGACGCCGCACTCTACGATTTGCAAGACGCTTAGACTGTTTCGTGCTACACCGCTTATGGTCTGTTACATATGGATTTTTCTTATAGCTTCTACTCATCTTCTCAAACCAAATGCTTCTTCTACAGTTCGCTCTGCAAAACCCATTGCTTTAGCAAAAAGCATGCAATAGTCCACTAATCTATCAATTTCAAGTATTTCATCATCTTCATCTTCAAGGTAAAGTTCATAGCTTAAATCAATAGATTCATTATATTCAGTTTCTCTATCATCATCAAGCCAAAAATGAAGCGTTCCTACTCTTTTAGCTGCCATGAAAAATCTCCTTTCTTTATTTCTTTATTTTATTATATCAAAAATTTATGAAAAAATAAAATTTCTATTTCTCTTCCCAATATTCATAAACTTCATAAGGATAATTTTTTGTATAATTTTGAGTATATCCACACTTATCACATTTATGTGGATATTGAATTGGATAAGTAGATAAAGCTATGTTACCAACTGGCCGCATATATCCTTCACCACAACTTTCACATACCATATCCACTAAAAAAGTTCTAACTTCATGTCTTATCTCGCCCATTGTTTACTCCAAAATAAAAAGGAGAGGTAATAACCTCTCCTTAGTTTTGTTTAATGTTTCTTATTTTTCTCTGTAATTTCTTTATTACGCCAGGAGAGTCGCTATTCTTACCATTGTTTTTTAATTTATGAAGTCGATTCTCTAAAGCTAATAACTTTTCTTCATCTGTTCTGCTCACTTTATTGTCCTCTTAAAACATCAGTTCAAAAAACTTTTCAAACAGCTCATTAGTTTCATCACCTTTAAAAGTAGCAATAAAACTATTTTCATCTTCTTCGATTTCAATTCCTCTTAATCTTAAATATCTGTCACAAGCTGCGATTGCTTCTTCATAGGCTTTATCTAATTCTTCTTCATGAGCCTTCTTTGCTTTTGCTTCCTCTTCTTTTTTCTTCAGAAAAATTTCTTCAGCTTCTTTACATTCTTCTACTGTTTTGTATTCTTTTCCTGTTAATTCGCTAATAATAATCATCATAACTCTCCTTTTTAATAAAGTTTAAGGTTTCAGTCGAAATCAGCATCGCCACGTGAAGGCAACCTTGTGATGCCATTCGGCGTGGGAACTTCCCATCGCCATAAAAAAATGAGAGGCAGTAGTTTCAACCTGCCGATTGGATTCTATGGGTTGCGTAAACTTTATTAATTTATCACCGACACATCTTACGGCGCAGTGTTCACCCCACTGACGTCCCATTATTGAATCTCACATTATTGTCTTAAGCGTCTTTTAATTCTTGACTACCTCATTTATTATTGAATAATTTTGGAGCTTTCACCCTACCCTCAACTATCTTCAAGCATATTCAGCCAATGGGGAGACATATCCGAAGATTAAGTAGCGAGCCTAACCTAATATGCCCCAACTGAGTGCCACCTGGCGTACAGTCATCGTCCCATGGAGGATTGATTACCTACCAACTTTCACCTACCTTACGGTTATTTTTTTAAAGAACCTTGTTATCTTTCTTTTAAAAAACTATATTCATGCTGAGTCTTGTCTTAGGCTACTTGTACGCGACATGCAGGTCTTATACACGAATTTCTTCGTTTCACGACAAAAGTCTTATTGGTATTTCGTAGGTTTGAATCCGACACCACTCGTAACCCCTAACTCCGATTCGGCAGAAGCTATTAACAACTGCTTCTATTATGACCCGACCCACACTCTGCTTTTACTTGCGATAGCAAAGGCGCTACGACTTAGGTTTGGGGTTCCACCCACTCCATCAATAACCTCACGATTATTGAAACAGACGACTATCCACAGGTATCCCTGCTTCGTTGCCCTGACCTATTCATCGCACCTCAGCTTGCTGGTTCAGCAATTCTTCACTGAGTTCTCATTATTCAATTAAAAGGCTTTATGGTCAGCCAACCGCACATCCTTGCCAATGAGGCTTTCAGCACATTTGCTCGCCTGGTAGCCTGTAAGTTTAGTTCGATGGGTATCCCCGTAGAGAATCGCCTTCTATCCAACACCGCCACGTGGAGGCACTTACTTGGTGTCGCTTATTTAATGCGGGCGACGGCAGAAAGGAAAGTAAAATTACCGCCGCCCATACAAGATAAGATTTCTTTTCTCACTTTGTACTTATATTATATCAAAAATTTTTAATTTCGTCAAATTTTCAGGTTATCTTTTCTTTAAAATTTCTATCGCTGATTGCGGCCACTTGGTATCAGAATCCCAATCAGTTTCATCTTCCCAAATCCAGCACTCATAAATAGCATCATCTGTCCATAATACAGGTGTTGCCCATGTAGAAGCAAGATAAGTATAAGAATTGATATTTAAATTACCATCGGTAAGAATATTGCCACCAGTATAAGTCCAATCTTCTTTTAATCCCGCATCTGCATCGGTTAAATTATATTTAACAATAAGTCTTGCTGCTTTATCCCAATCAAATACTTTTAACTTATTATCTCTGGTCATCTGTCCCATCATAAAAGCTGTCATTGTGTCCATATAATTTCCCCTTTCTCAATTCTATATATAGTATACTAAAAATTTAGCAAAAAGTCAAAATTTAATTTATTTAATTTAATTATCTTCTAAAAAATAAAAATAATATCCACTACTATAATGATTATGAGTTAAACCGTAAGATGGTGCACTATGGTCAATACCTAAAGCTTTTGCACTTTGTCTACCACTGTCATATATACCAACAAGTTGAGTACATTCTTTATCTTTATAAACTATTACTGGTTTGCTTCTAGCTTTTGCTCCTTTTAAACCATTTTTAATTCGCTTTTGTTTATTTTCTGATTTATTATAATATTGTTTAAGTTTTTCGCCATTAATTTTAGACAGTCTTTTCTTTTTTCGTTTATTTATCTCTTCTTTATCATATAAATTTTCTGCAATCAATATTTTTCTAATGGTTTCGCCAATACATCCAATTCGTTCTGCAATATCTGCAACTCCAAAACCTTGATTCCATAATTTAATTATTTCGTCTCTATCATATTTTAATGTTCCATCTCCACCAATAGTTAAATTATATCCATATTTATTATTAGTAGTGTTATATAACTTAATATAATATTTTTCTAATTTATCCATTTCTTGTTTAGAGTTACAAGAAAAAGTTTGGATTTGAATATTTGTCCACCCATACTTTTTAATTGCGTTATATACAGCAGGACTATTTATATAACCCTCTCCTTTTTTAGCTCTTTCTTCTAAAGTATGAATGGTTTGTCCTACATATTTCTTACCATTTGGAAACGTATAAATATAAACTATCATAATATTTGTTCCATTAAACAATCCTTAGGATTTTTATCTTCTCGCAAATTAATTAAACGACAATGTCTAAAGCCGGGTTTACCATCTTTATCTTCACTAATTTCCATGCAGCTGATTTCAGCAACTTTATTAAGATAGCTGCGCCAATTAGCTTTAACCTCGTCAGTTACTCCACTTAAGTCACCAACATGAATTAATACATTATTACTTGCATAAAGCCCAAGTTTTAAAGAACCAGCCCAACCATAAAACCAATTTTTTGTTACGGGTACAATTGTTTCACCATCTACATAAGCTGCATATGGATTAATATGGTATTTATTCAAATATTCCTCAGCTGTAAATTTTTCTCCAGTAGTTTCATCAAACCAATACATCCATGTTTCAGGCTCTTTTCCGCCGTATAAATAAGTTGGAGAATTAGCTCCCATTATTACACAATCAATTGTTTCTTGAAGTTCTTTTTTAATTTTAAGAGTGTCTTTGTTGGTACGCTTACCAGGAAGATAGGTTGAATCTCCACGAGTTATTACTACGCCCTCATACCCATCAGCAAGTAAACCTTGAATAGTATTCCAAAGTTCCTTACCAGTTTCATATCGCGCCCATTCAATATATTTATAGTCACCATAGTAAGGACCATAATCACTTGTATTATAATGTAAAGATTCTAATATATCAAATCTATCTTTTGCAGGTGTTTTAAGAAAAGATTCTCCATCAAAAGCAAGAACATCAAAAATATAATAAATAAGCTTTTCTTTTTCTTGACGTTTGATTGCTTTATCAAGTAAACAATTCATTATTGAAGTGGTTGATTTTGCTTGTTCGTTTGAAGTAAGATAAATTTCCCCAAGAAAACAAGTTCCATTTGGTAAACTTTCAAAGAAGCTATGAAGATGAGGAACCCAATTAATTTTATTAATAAATTCTTTCTTCACATTACGGGAGCGTGGGCGCAAATACATATTACCATCTTCATCTTTTAAGAACATAAAGAAGGCACCATCTCGCTTTTGTGCGCCGTACCACTCTCCACTAAAGATTTTAGATTCTGCCCATTCTTGTTTCTTTTCCTGCGACCAGCTTGAAGGAGGCGCAAAATATTTCTCTGCTTCCATTTCAAAAAAGTTGTATCCGTCAATTACTTTTTCCATATATTAGACTCCCATTCTTCTTCTCTAACTTGAGCTATAAACTTTTCTGCTTTATCTTTTAATTGATATAAGTTTCCATCATTCCAAATTTCATAATCATATTCTACTTCAAACACATCATCATCAGCATGATTACCATACTCACCCTCAACCTCAGGACGTCTTATGATGAGTGCGCGGGCGCCATAATCATAAACCCATCGGTCTATATCGTTTAACTCTCTTGCATGAACAAAACAAATAAATTCATTAGACATATCGTGATAGCGTCTGTAATCTTGAATTGATTCTTTTATTCTTTTCAAAGTATATTGAAAAGGATAGTCATTATATTCAGATGCTAAATCTTTTAAATCACTAAGAAACTTTCTATCTTTAGGAGCTTTACCACCAGTCCACCCTATAGTCTCAGCAATTCTTTTAATCCCATCTACCATAGAGAAGTTATATATGCCTTCATCTTCATATCCGCAGAATCCTACGAACTCATCTTTGCCAACGCCGCCTTGCCCATTAATTACTATAATCTTCATTAGTCAATCCACCCATAATATTCGTCATTTATTTCTTTAAATAGCCTATAGTTTAATTTAAGCTGTACGCAGATAAAATCCATTATAATAGATACGCTTGTTTTATCTTCATCAGATAATTTTTTCTTTTGAATTGGATTTAACCATCTTAAATTATGGCGTTTTTTCCTTCTTTTTTTCCAGAAAAAAATGAAGTCTAATAAAGGCATACCTAAATATATTTTTTCTTTATTTAAATCTGCTGCGATTGCGGCGACATTAAAGTATAATTTATCTGCATCATTAGACGGCTGAAAATCATATAATATATATTTGCCACAGCGCTCACGCTCAACTAATATGTTAGTCATCACTGTATTGACAACATTATCATATTGTGTATATTTATTTTCCATGACACTAATCTCCTTTTATCCATTCTACATATATTATATCAAGTTTTTAGGAAAAATTCAAAATTTGAAAATAGTTTAAAATTCAATTAAAATCACATGCGCCTGCGCGCACGATATAAATGTAGCTTTTTAATTTTTCCATATGCACTCTGCGGCCGCGCCATCAACGTATATCATACTCCTATATAAAAATTGAAAAAAATAAAAAATTCTTATATAATATATATAGAATTAGAAAGGAGATTTTAATGTATTACACACGCAATTCAGACCTTACATATTATGAAACTCATCGCCATGAAGCTAACTGCGGCAGCTATGCTTTACGTTTAAATGAATGGTATGACCTTGATTATTACTTCGAAGATGTAACGGGTTATTATATTGATGAATGGATTACAGAAAAAAGTGAAGAAGGTTATAATGACTATGAAATTTCTACGATGTATGGTGATATATTAGTACAAGGTATATTAGAAGAATTTGGTGGTGAATTGGAAATCTGTGGCGGCTGGCCGCCGAAGACAGATGATGTTGAATTAATTGCCTTTTCTACCTATTGTTATGCTAATTCATCAAAATATTCTGATTATGATTACCATTTTAAAGTATTACGTGATGGTAAATGGATGGAGAAGTGTGGTAGTGGACCAGTAGAGGAATGTACTGAAGATGGTTGGGGCGATTATATTGGTGATGTAACTTATTTTTACCATAAGATAGGAGGATTAAATGACTGATAAAGAAAAAGCTCATGATATTAAGGAAGCTTATCGTTTAATTTCAAACGTATTAGAAGATACAGATGAAGATTTATGGGCTTATGAGTTTTTAGAAAAAGCTAAGATGAACTTATTTAATTGGTTTGAGGAGGTAGAAATATAATGGGAGTATATATTAAGAATCAAGAAATGCCAACGAGCTGTACAAACTGCTTTTATGCAATACATTGTAAAGAATGTATATTTAAAGATATAGTTTTAAAAAATGACGAAATTATTTTTCATATAGGTAAAAAACCTGATGATTGTCCGTTAGTTGAAATTAAAGATGAATAAAAAAAGAACGACCTTAAAGGTCGTTTTTTTAATTAAGTTTTAGTTTTCCAATTACCATTTACTTTAGACCATATTTTTGAAACCGTTTTCCATGCGCCTTTTTCTTTTATAAAAACTTGAGTAACTGCAACCCATGTGTTATTTTTTTTAACATAAATAGTTGGTTGCCATTGTGCGTAAAGTGTTACCGCCGCATTGGCACTATATGTTCCTCCTGCCGAGTATGATGTTCCAGTACCATCAGCTGCGGTATTCCAACCAACAAAAGTAAAATGTGGTCGAGTTGGAATAACTGATGATAAAGTTGCATTATATCCATATGACTTATGGTTTCCTCCACAATGAGTACAACTTGTAACTGTATTTGCCCCAAGTGTTCCACCATTAGCATTGTAAGTTACTGTATATAATGTTCTATGTGGAACTGTGAAATTCGCAGAACCAGATGAAGTT